AAATTACTATTTTTATTAAGAAAAAACCGGAACAATAGGGACGTTGGCGAAATGCGCTAGAGAGCGTCGTTACCGTATATTGTTCAATTTAAATTGAAGGATTAACCTTCTTCATGAGGAGTTTCTAACCATTCTAAGTCACCTAAATCCATAAATTCAAATAAATCTGGTACTTCCACTTCTCTCATGAAATAATCTGTGGAATCTGTTTTAATTCTACCTACTCCGTCTTCCACATCCGGGTTGGATTGTTTTTCTCTCATATTGGTTTCCCATTCTTGAAAATTATCTTCAGTTTGTACACCTAATTGTGCTAATTCCTTACGTAATTGCTGATAATCATCATATCCATGATGAGCCATGAATTCTAGACCTATTTTGATGCGTTCATCCAGGATAGTCTTATTTCCTACACAATTGGTGGTTTCCCATGTTAGCTCACGGTAAATTACTTTCTTTGGTAAAGGAGCAGCTACATAACCACACCGTACAATAAACGGTGACTTAAGAAAAGTCAAATCGAAAATATTATCATACGGTGTAATTTTCGCTTCTTTATTTGCTGCTGTTACTGTCATTCCAAAGTAAGTTGCTATTTCAGCTACTTTTCCCCGATTAAAATATTTCAAACAGTCTTCAGTTGCTCCTATGATTACGTCATCACCGTAAGTTAACATATCAAAATCTTTATGTTGTAAACTCATATCTGGGTCCATACCATTATCAACTTGACACCATTGGTAAGCTACGTAAATAAACCATACATTAGTGATTGAATTGAACAAATCGGTCAACGGGTTTCCGCTTTTATTACCTTGATAAGATTCCGATAACACTATTCCTATCAAATGATGAGAGCATTGTAAAGTTCTAATTAATGAGTGACGTGCCAATTGATTGTCAAAACCATAATATTGGTCAGTAAGATGTAAGAAAAATTCAAAAGCAGCTGGATGAACAGTACCATCATAATTCTTATAGTCCAAATCAAAACCATATCCACTATGACTACGCAAAACCTCCAAATATTTTGCCCATACAACATTCTTATCCTTGCCAATTCCATGATGCAATCTAAAACCTGCATGTTGTTTGTATATCTCAGCAAAATGACCAAAATATTTTCTACACAATAAAGTATAAACAACACAAGGTTGTTCAAATACTCTAGTTTTAGCAATACGGGCTTTCTCAGCTGAGACTAATTCATCCTTCAGAGTTGAAACCCAAAAAGTTTTCATACATTTACCCATCTGAATTGTTTCATCACACTCATCATAAAACTCAACCAACGTTTTCTTCCATATTGGAACAACAAAATTCTTGGCCTTCTCAGACCAGTCATACCGCATTGTTTGTAGACTCCCATCTGCTCGTACTTGCTGTTCTATAGGAGTAAAAATATCTGATTTACCACTAAACCAAATTCCCCAATAACCTGCTCCTGTTGTCATTATCAGATGGCCCATATTTTTGAATCCATTCAAAGCCTCATCAAATGTTAGAGCTCGTGCATCGCTATCTATTGGTATTTTCTTCGAATAATGATTCAATGCATTCAGAGTGTAATGAATAGGTGGATGAAAAACAGCTGTTGCAGCATATTTTTGAGCTCCAGAAAATAAAGGATGAATTAATTTATCTCCAATCTTAACAGTTACTTTCTTACTCGGTGTATAATCATTAACCCAATTCTGATGATAAAAGCATCTCCCATCTACACTTATTGGCCTATACTTAGTGTCAATAGGAGTATATCTAGCTAACTTAACGCCATTAATCGAGGGTAGCCCTAACAAAGGCATGGCGGGAGTTATCCAGAATTTTGAAATCTCTGTAGGAATAACATCCAATTTAAAGTCTGCAATTTCCTCTACAACTAGAGGATCTATGTGAGGTGCTATTGGCAACATTTGTGACAGTAGAAATTTGGACATTTCCAATGATTCTCTAATCAATGGTGATAAACCTACGTTTCTATTTGGATCATTTTTCAATCCTAATGCATGCAATCCTACTAAACAATGTTGGGCATTCTTAGACATGTGTACATAAGGTCGTCCACATTCTCCATTTACAGTAGTAATTGCACATTTCCCCAAAAGGAATATACAATTATTATAAGGAAACCATTCTGCAAAAGAGATTAAAGTTTTCTGCCCTAATAAACCAAATTGAGGAGCTAGAAAAGTACAATGTTGTTCTGAATTAGCATAAAATCCCAAATCATTACAATCCATGAGGTGTGACCAAATAGATTTTGCTCCAACACAAACATAGCCTGAAAGATAAATCAATCTCAAATCAAATTTACGACCAGCAGTCTGGCCAATACCTTCAACCTGTATTGAATTATGTCCAGTAATACTAATTGGATCAAAAGTTGATTCAAGAATTCCTTTACGTCGTCTTTCTATCTGGAATTGTGCCTGATTATCCTCATTAGCCAAAATTTCACAAAATACTTCATAATAATGGTTAGGAATAACTATATGTTTTGAATCTAAAGCCAAACAATGCATACGTAAAACCCTTCCATCTGCAAAAGAGATACGAATGAACCTTATATTTGCTGATACAACTGTTTGCTTCTCGTCCATTTGATGAGTTACTTGAGCCACTCTACCTCTAATAGGAATAGTAGCTGGAGCATGAGTCTTAAGATGTTTTGTATTATCATACATCGGTCCTTGTGATTGTATTGAAAGAGGCTTCATCAACATTTTAAAAATCATATTAAGCATCTTATTCAACAATAAAACAACAGCAATTCCAGCAGAAACAATTCCCAACCATTTAAGACAATGTTTAGCAAAACCTGGCCAAAAAGATGGAGCCACTCCATTAACTTCCTTAACTTCAGGTATACTCCTAAGTCTGGCTATCATAGTTAAAAAATGAACGGGTGAACAACTAGTAGCACTAATTTGCAAATCATGCTCATCACGAGCCAAATGATAATCATTTGTACATACACCATAAAATTTTTCAATATCTAGAAACCTAATTTCTCTTAAATATTGCCTAGCATTCGCATAGGACATCCTACTCCAATCATTTCCAATAGAACCCAAAACTCGAGCTATAAACATTTGTCGTTCATGAACAGGATTATGGGTAATCTCATCACTACTTTCATCTTCCGAATCTGTAGTTGACCACATTCGCCCTATTTTGACCCGATCTGGCATTTGCTGTTGAACTATAGGAGCTGTGATTTTATCCAATAATGCTGTAAAATCATTACATCCTTGCTTTCTAGCTGTATAAGCATCTGCAATACGATCTACAACTTCCTCGACGCTCAAAGTTATTCCATTAGAACCTAATTTATAATCATAAGTATGAAACGTCCATACTGCATCCATAGCTCTATAAAAAGCTATAGCATTAGCATCAGCTGTTTTAAGATGTGTAATCATAGCCTCATGATTCAAAGTTCCATCTGCTTTCTTATAAGCATCATTAACCTTACAACTAAGAGCTACTGGAAAACGACGTACTAGAGCGGATGAATCTCTAATAGTTGTTAAAGAAGTAAAATTAGTCAAATTTGTAGTACAACAAACAAAATCTGACACAAATAATATACCTTTATCTGCTAAATCTGCCATGTTTACGGGAGCATCCGATGCTGAAATCAAATTATACATTGAGCCTATATCTTCTTCTGTTCTAACTTGTCCAAAATCATCTATATTAACCCACACGTGTTGTGAGCCTAAATAACCATCCCAAAAATCAGCTTTGGGATCTGTTGGTTTTGCATAAGTTTTTTCTTTTGATTCCTTCAAACTTTTACTAAGACCTAATTTATTCATCACCGCGTGAGGTAAAAATTGAGTAAACAACAGTGATTTCCCACACCCCGCTGCTCCCCTTACTATAATACCTACTGGTTCTGATCTCCCAGCAGCCGATTGCATTTGCTTATGAGCTGTAGCATGTACCTTCATCATACTCTCGGCTGTCCTCAACCATACTGAATTAAAATGAGGTATGGCGGAACCATAAATTCTAACTTCCTTAGCAAATTCCACTAACTCACCCAACAGACTATAGTTAGTTTGTCCATTGTTATATTGGAATAATTGGGCATTAGTAAATAAATTTTTTGACACTCCATCATCATACTTCTTTTGCCACATCACTAACTTTTCATGATTCTTTTGTTCCCAATTTTTAAAACAATCTGGACCTTCCAAGAAAAAAGCAATTGCTGTATTTATACCAGTGTCCGCAGCTGTCCACAAAGTAGGAACAGCTTTCACTGCTCCACCCATTTTTGACATCATTGAACAGACCTCGCCAAATTTCCATACTGATAATTTACGAACATCCTCTACTTGAGAGTGTAACATATTATAACCTAACAAGCCTACAATACCTGATATCATAGCAGCAGAAACTAAACCAGTAATCAACGGCAAATTCTCATAAACTGGAGCTTGTAAAGTCACATCGGAAATACCAAATAGTTCCTCTAGTTTGTTCACTAGTTGGTCACCATTCCGATATGCCAAAACACACTTGGCGGAGATAGATGAAATCATCAAAGTTCTCATTGCTGTAGATTCAGTATTAAATAAGACATACAAATTTGATACAAAATCAATAATCCAAATAATTACAGGTATAATTTTATCCAATACGTTATCTGAAATTTCCTGTAATTTTCCCTTGAGTTTAGTACAAAAACTCCTCTTAATATGTTGATCACACGAACCAGTAATAAAATTTTTAATACTCGTGAGTGCATTATTAAAACCCGAAATTGCACTTCCCCCTAAATCTCGTATTGTTCCCAAATACTTCATAACATCACACTCAACTTCTCGCATAGCAGCTTCATCCTCAGGAGTTGGTTCTACATTTTCTTCAGCATCATAAAACTCACTTGGAGAATTGCATCTAACCTCATCTTCTTCTTCACTTTCAACTTTAGAGGTTGACAACACACGTCGCTTAGCTAACTTAGGAACTCGACGATTTCTTTTAGGCATTTGTTCTTCCACTATAACTTCTGGATCTTCAATGCTAAATTTAATTCTGTGCATCCAAGGTTCACAATCTTCATACCAACAATTACATCCTAGACTGTCCACAAAGTCATGCGTACAGTTCTTTGCATTATCAATATTATACCACTGACCTTTATGCACACCTTGCTTTATAGGAATAAAACACTTACAATTATAACTCAAATCTTCTTTTCTATGTTTACAAACTCGAGGTCCAGTTAGATTTGCATATTCAGTAACTCTAATAGGTTGCCCAGTGATACTCACGGGAATAGTTCCCGATGAAGCTGGAGTAGTGTATACTCCCATAGTAAATGAATGTTCTATAACCCCAGTTCCAGTTGCCGTAATTGTAACATCGATCAATGCGTTAGTAGGAATAGTAGGAAAAGTCATATTAATAATACTAGGTGCTATTTGAGTTCCAGTTACAGTTTGAACCATCAACATTGAATCTGTTACATTACCTATCGTGTAAGTTACGTCAACCAAATCTGTTGAAACATTAGAAGTACACGTTGCAATTGCTGTCATCTGAAAAGTGTTTATTACACCAACTGTTGCAGTACTAGGAAAAGCTTGAGAAATAACTTGAGTATTCGTAGTAATACCAGAAAACCCATTAAGAGCAGGCATTTGTTCCTCCACACACACATCCAAATTTTCATCAACATTAGTAAAAGCATAAACATTATGACAATGAATGAAAACAGAATCATAATCCAATTCATACCCTTCTCTACCTTCTTTAAAAGGTACATACACATGATCAGGCCACTTATCTTCAAAAACAGGACATTTGTCACAAACACTAGAAACGTCTCTTTTACGTATTCCATGTGCATGTACATAAGCTTGACTAAACCTCTCAAGAATTGATGCAAGATGAGAATGTCGCAACTGTTCTAGTAGTGAACGACCTATATCCTTGTGTACACCTTGAGCAACTTGTTGTAGTACTGGTGGTGCTTTTAATATAACATGTTCTATAATTTTATTCACTACAGAAGGTGGCACTTTCATTACGGGTTTATCTGGCAATTGAACCTTAAATTCAGTCGGATAATTTTGCTGACGAGATACCAGTCTATCAAATAGCGCATTATTATTAGTTGCACCCAACATTGCTGCTGATTCAGACATAGGTTGTATTTCTCCCCTAACTGGAATCCTAGCGGGTATACCTTCTGGTACTCTACTAGGCATATGAATAGTTTCTTCTCTTCTAGTTTCTCTTGTAGGAATAGCACTTTGAAACGCTCCATATGCTATAGGGAAATATAACTTAAAATCATCTCCTATGGTATGACACGGCTGTACGAACACTTCAGTCGCAGTATCATTATTAAAAGCTGATAGTAGAACATTAGCATATTCGCTTTGGCTAACATTTCCTATATTAGGAATACTAATTACCGGATCCCTATGATAAAAAGGAACCTCAATTGTATGTTCAAAAGCCAACCCTGGTCTCCAAATTGATGTACCTTGATAAAACACAATATTATCTGCTACAGTAACTGGTGAACTACTAATTGTATCACTAAAAGTACTATCATAAAATGATGGATATGAAGCTAACGTAACTCCTCTATTTGCCCCAACTGGTACTATAAAAGTAATTTTATTAGCTCCATTAGAAAAAGCAAAAGCATTACGTAGAAAATTATGCATGCTACCAAAAAAAGGTGGCAAAGACAAAATTTGTGTCCACGTTGCAGTAGTAGGAACAGTAGAACTCTGAGTGGGTGCAAAATCTGCTCTCTTAAGAAGTTGATAAATTTCAACATGATCCTGCGTCATAATTCCTTCCATAGTTTTAGGTTTACCTTGAAAAACGCCTTGAGTATCAGCAGTTTTAAGAGCTGATTCAGAAGTCTGCTTAACCTCTTCACTACTACCTCCTGATACTTTTTCCATCTGTTCTTCAACTTGAATTCCAGTAGCATATGTATAATTTGATCGTTTCATTATAATCTTTGGATCTATCATCTTAAAAGATAATGTACCCGTTAGTGTATTGACTCCACTAACAGGAATTTGCAAATTATTCCAAGGAACTATATAAACTCTACCCATAACATTGAGTGAACCATTAGGATCCAAACTATTCATAGGAGTAACATACGACCATGGAATATCCAATTCAGCAATTGTTTCATTAGCGGGATTGAAAAAGACATGTGGGAATTGAGTCCACGTTGCATTAGCGCACTTAGTATAATCAACCCCATTTGGTACATAAAACATAATTAGCATTCCAGCATATTGTAGTGGAGCATTCATTTCAAATATCATCGTAAATTTACCTCTAAAATAAGCATGATAATTAATCAAACCGTTAATTGACAAATTGGCAGCCGTTAAAACAGCTGATGGCAAAGGTGTAATTGAAATTGGTGCAACTATAGAATCTGTAGTATCCCATGCTATTCCTATACTTAGTGGGTATTTTCTTGTAGCTATATTTCCAGTTCCAGCTGTATTCAATTTAGCAGCTCGATGAATTTCCAATTGTTCTCCACTTGAACTCATTCCTTCCATAGGTTGGGCCACAACAGGTTCCAATTCTGTATCATATTCCGTTTCCATTTCTTCAACAACATCTCCTCTCACATTGTAATACTTAAGATTAGCTGTTTTCTGGGTAGGAGTTTTAAATGTAAAATTATTTCCAGCTCGTACATAAACATTAACATCGATTGCAGGAGCTACCAAGGTAGGCGCAGTCAAAGGTGTAAAAGCAAATATATTTAAAGTACCAACATTGGCTATATTTAAATAAGCATCAGTAGGCACCGCTGGACCAAAAGCAGAAGAAACACATTGTTTATACTCAGTTTCACCAACATATTCCACTTCAAAATCCATTCTATTCTTTTCCTTAATATCCATAATCTTATAAACCAAATTTGAACACTGAGTAAAAGAAGGAGCTGCAATTGAAGCTGGATTAAATGCTATAAACAACTGACCCATATGAAAAGTTGTACGCACTACTTCTATAGTATAAATTAGTGATCCTTTCCAAAACTGATACATATTTGCATAATTACACAAAGTTGTCTGATTATAAGTTCTTACAGTAGTATCCACAAAACGTGGACAATAATTTGGACTAACTCTATATCTAGCCAAAGCTGTTCCAGCCGTAACACTACTTGAATATGAAAAAGTATCCAGACGTGATGGAATTTTACATCTATCCAAAATATTAGTTATATTAGTTTGATGATTTAGTCCAAACATTAGATTCTCATCTCGTGCTGTATCATTTGTAAAAGCTACCTTAGTTGATGGACGAGAGTGAGGCATAGCCAAATTAGCATCTCCATGCGATTGCATTTGTTGTTCTACTTTAACTTCCTTAGATTCATTAACCAGCGTTCTAATAATTCCAACTTCAACACGAGCAGGTTTACTCTCAACAAAGAAAGCACTACGAATTCTATGCAACTCTTTAGCATCATTTACCAACTTATTGCATTGATTCAATCGAATATTAATATTTGATGTATACATAAACATCAAATCCTTCTGTTGTGCAAATGATTTATTATTATCTAGTGATTTATCTCCCATATAAAAAGCTCCACCTACAATCTTATCCATTTCTTTACAGCGACTAAGCAAACTAATACACAATTCTCGAATTTCTGTTCTATGTTCATGAGACCACAAACCAATTATATTATGAATATTCGTAATAATTTCCTTCAAATAAATGTGAATCAAAGTACATGCATAACCTTCTTTATCATCTTCTTCATCAAATTTACCCATCTGTTCTTCAACATGAAATGGACTTATTCCTCTAATGATTCTACTTTGAATTGCTTCATCATTCATTTTAACCCAATTCAAATCATCATCCTGAAAACTCTGACACGTGATACTATCACTGTCACTCATCCGTTCAGAAGAATATGAGTAATCATAGCTACCACTATCGACGGGAGTATTGCTAAAATTATCGCTATCCCACTCGTACTGGTCGTTGCCACAATTATGATCATCAAGATACATGCTACCACAAGCACTGCATTCCTCCGCGTGTTTACTTTTGTGAAGACACCAGCAATTCTTCTGCGGTATCTTTGAATAACAGCAAAGACGATCGGGAAGAATTTTGGAGAAACGTGATCTTTGTTTCTTCCACCACTTCGTGGTACGCACTCGTCTCACTGCCTTCAGAAAACGACGAGCCATCTTTTGACCTTCAGTCAATTCAATTTCGTTATCAATTTCCACATTACGTCGTTTTGACTTAGACGGAACTTCCAATTTTGTGGATACATCTTCATCTCCCCACACTATCGCTTCTTCCTCTACACCACACGGCATCACTCCATAACACTTCCAGTTAGGATCCAAATGCTTCATCTCCTTTGGCTCAGAAAAATAATCTCGAGCCTCTCGCTGAATACGTGAACGCACTGGCAATTCATATGCCAATCTACGTTGTTCAACCTCAAGAAGCAAATTTTCATGCGCTTCCTGAAAGGCTGCAGCAGATTCCTGTTGAGCCTTCTTAGAAGGCTTATGAAACCAACGATTGGCTTCATATGCTGCATTTCGCTGTCTGCGAATTTGTCTCATTTCCTCATCCGTCTTTTTGTAGATTTTCTGATCCTTCTTGTTAGATTGCTGACTAACAGCTTGTTGGCGATTTTCCCCGTTAACGTTTGTTGTAGATTGTGATTGCATTTCCAAACATTCGTTCTATTTTCGGTTGTTTTCGTTATTTTTATAGACTAGACAATAGTTATCGCTTAATCGCAACTAAGAAGAGTCTCGTGCTAGTTCAACGTAAGTCCGCTTCTCCAGCTTAGGCTGTAAACAATCCTTTATTCATATATCAGTAAGTCTCTAGTGTAAACGCATATACCAACTTGATCAAAATATCAAGACTGATGCTCACTAAAAAGACACTTAACATACTTCAATCGGTGATTACTTGTAACCCGCTTCGTCCACGTAAATACTACCTGATGGTCGGGCTGAACATCACATTAAGTGCCATCTCGCCAAAGAATGACACACGAGGGACCTTTGCAGGGGAATCTTTTACTCTTACTTCGATAACGAACATTTATACAATACGACATTAAGGCAAACATAACATTTAACATTTAAAACGTACAGCTCGAAAGCGAAATGAAGTTAAAGTTATAAATAACAATAACTAGGAGATGAAGTTAAGGATATAAATATCAATAACTACAAATGAACCGTACCACGGTAAACGGTTAAAATAGGGC